TTACCCTGAGTTCAACCTTTAATATGCGGTCTACTGGTTTTATCCAGATTGATAATGAGATCATTGGATATGTCAATATTTCAGGAAACCAGCTTTTAAACTGCTATCGTGGACAGTACAATACTACAGCCGCGTCACATAACGTCGGAGCAGCGATTTACGACCAGCAATTACCAAGCTTGGCAGTATGGCCTACCCCAGACAATGGAACGCCGTATACGCTCGTTTATTGGCGTATGAGACGGGTTCAGGATTCTGGAACAGGTGTATATGTTCAAGATATTCCATTTAGATGGATTAACTGCTTGGTAGCTGGACTGGCTTATTACTTGTCTATGAAATTGCCCGGCATGGATATGCAGCGCGCACTTGGTTTAAAGTCTGAGTATATGGAACAGTTGCAACAGGCTATTGAAGAAGATAGAGAAGATGTATCAATTAGATTTGTGCCGCGCAACTTGTTTTACGCGAGGTAAGTATGCCAACTAAGTATGCTAGTGGCAAACACAGTATTGCGGAATGCGATAGATGTGGTCAAAGATATAAGTTAGTTGAGTTAAAAAAGCTAACTATTAAGACCAAATTGGTCAGCATTAAAGTTTGTCCTGAGTGTTGGGATCCAGATCAGCCACAGTTACAACTTGGCTTGTATCCAGTAAACGACCCTCAAGCAGTGCGGGAACCAAGACCTGATATTAGTTATTACGCATCTGGTCCTAATGGTTTACAAACGCAGCAGGGAGGCGGAACAAGCATTACACAGTCTGGGTATCCAGAAGGCGGTAGTAGAGTTATACAGTGGGGATGGTATCCTGTAGGTGGTTCTAGTGGGTATGATAGAAGTCTTACCCCGAACTATTTGGTTGGAAAAGGCAATATTAATTCAGTAACAATTACGACAACGTAGGAGTAAAAATGGCAATGCAAAGACAACGTGGTGTTAAAACTGACGAACCTTTTAACCCAAAAAATGTAGAAGACAATATGAAAAAAGGTGGAAAAGTTATGGAAAAAGAATCCAAAAAAGCAGACATGAAAATGGACAAAATGGTCGCTGACAAAGAGATCAAAAAAGCCATGAAAGAACACGATGCTCAAGAGCATCCCGGCAAACATACCAAGCTCAAGCTTAAAAAGGGCGGTATGGATGTTAAGAAAATGGCTAAGGGTGGTGTAACCCAATCTAACCTACGCAGCATGGGTCGCAATATGGCTCGCGTTGCTAACCAGAAGTCTAGCTCAAGAGGTCGTTAATATGGCAATCGCAAAAAATGTAAAGCCAACAACCAAGAATTCTTCAAAAATGGTAGTTGGTAAAAATCGTGATGACAAACCAGCAAGCGATTATGCCCGCCCACACACAATGGCAGGCAAAGTAATTGATGGTACAGAAGTTATGGAAATGGGCGACTATGCAACCGAGAAGTCAGCCAAGACCGCTAACATTAAAGACCCATTACCACCAAGCGCAGTAAGCTGGGGTAAAGGCACAACCAAAGAAGATGGTCTTGAAACACGTGGTAATGGTGCAGCAACTAAAGGTCGTATTGCTCGCGGACCAATGGCTTAAGGGTAAACCCTAATGAATTACGAGACGCTTTTTAACAATATTCAAACTTATGCTCAAACCAATGAGCCTACGTTTGTTGCCAACATTCCGTTCTTTGTTGAACAAGCTGAAACTCGTATTTATAACTCGGTTCAAATCCCGTCATTACGAAAAAATGTAACAGGAAATTTAAGCTCTGGAAACCAGTATTTAACTTTGCCGTTTGACTGGCTTTCCACTTATTCTGTTGCAGTAATTGATAGCAATAGCAATTACAACTATCTTATTAACAAAGATGTTAACTTTATCCGCGAAGCATATCCCAACAACGGTTCTACTAGTTGGAGTTTACCTAAGTACTACGCTATTTTTGGCAGCTCTACTATTAATGTTAATGAGCTAACTGCAATTGTGGGACCAACCCCAGATTCTGCATACAACGTAGAATTGCATTATTTTTACTATCCAGTATCAATTGTTCAGGGTGTTGTTGCTACTCTATCCGCATCCTTTACTGCTGGTACTTTGTATAGTCCCGGCTTGTATCAAAACGTTCCATTAACAGGTGGATCGGGATCGGGCGCAACTTGTGACATTTTGGTCAATAGCTCTGGTAACGTAGCAACGGTTACTTTACAAAATGGTGGTAGCTTCTATCAGGCAGCAGATGTTTTGAGCGTTGATACTACTAATATTGGTGGATCAGGATCTGGATTCTCTATTACTGTAGCTACCGTAAACAACCCATTAGGTCAAAGCTGGCTTGGTGACAATTATGACCCAGTCCTATTTTATGGATCCATGCGCGAAGCTATGCTATTCCAAAAACAGGAACAAGACATCATTAAATATTACGAAGATAAGTACCAAGAAGCGCTTGCTGAGATGAAACGCCTTGGTGATGGTCTGGAGAGGGGTGATGCTTACCGCGATGGACAGACCCGTTTAACCCCATTGAATAAGCTATAAGATGCCAATCGTTCAAGGTCAAACCACCGTATTTAAAGCCAACATTTTGTCCGGTTTGGAGAACTTTACCTTAACTTCGCCTTATACCTACAAAATTGCACTTTATACCGCAAACGCTAATTTAAATAATGCGACCACAGCTTATGACTCAAGCAATGAAGTTGTATCGCCCGGATACACTGCTGGCGGTCAGACTTTAACAATTTCCAATCCACCTACGCAAGATACAACCAATAATACGGCTTATATCTCATTTAATAACGTAACATGGACTGGAAGCATTACCGCACGGGGCGCGCTAGTTTATAATAGCAATACTGGGGCGGCGTGTTTTATTTTGAATTTTGGTAGCGATATTACCAGTTCAAGTACATTTACCGTTACCTTCCCAACGGCAACATCAACAACAGCAGTACTGACAATTAGTTAAGGAGTTTTAAATGGAAAAAGCAAATCTAGGAGATATCAGTACCGCTACGGTTACTCGTGGTGCTGGCTCTGATGAGACTATTGGTATGCAAGGCTTCTATGAAGTTACTTGTTACGACCAAAACGGAGATATTAAATGGCAAGACAAAGCACCAAACTTGGTAACAGCTGGAGGTAAAAGTGCTTTATTTGATTACTATTTTGGTCTCACTGGTACTGGCGGCGGCACTGCTGCTGGCGCTAACTATCTTGGATTAGTAAGCTCTGCCTCTGCAACTGCAAACTATTTCCAATCTGACACAATGGCTTCTCATGCCGGCTGGTATGAGCCACCTGCAACTGTTGCAGCAGCTCGTCAAGCTCCAAACTGGACTGCATCTACCAATAATGGTTCTGCTTCACCAAACAACATTGTCTCTAAAGCCGCTAACGCTCTGACATTTAGCATTTTGTCTAGCGCAACTATTTTTGGATGCTTTATTAACTCTGGAACTGCAGCAGCTTCTACTGTTAGCTCTACTGCTGGTGTGTTATATAGCGCTGGTAACTTTACCGCTGGAAGTAAAATTGTTTCAAGCGGTGATTCGTTAGCCATTACTTATACTACAACCGCTACTAGCTAAGGAGCCGTAAATGGCTCTTGTATTAGCTGATCGTGTCCAACAAACTGGCACAGCCAATACTACTGTAAGCTTTAGTCTTACGGGGGCTGTGACCGGTTTTCAATCCTTTACCGTAATTGGTAATGGAAATACTACTTATTATACTGCCACAGATGCGACAGGTAATTGGGAAGTAGGGATTGGCACATATGCAACTGGCGGAACATTAACTAGAACCACAATCCTGTCTTCTTCTAATTCTGGAAGCTCGGTTACATTTACAGGCACAGTTAATGTATTTGTAACCTATCCTTCTGAAGCATCTATTCTTGGCGGTGCTGGTCAAGCTATTCAAGTCAACCAAACAAATGCAACACAAAGTTATACTATTGCTACGGGAACAAATGGATTCTCTGTTGGTCCAATTAATACCGCCTCTGGTGTATCAATCACTATTAGTAGTGGGCAAAGATGGGTAATAATTTAATATGACATCTATTATTAAAGCTGATAACGGTTCTATTTCTGGAGTTAGTGGAATTGTACAAATTGCCGATTCTTCAGGAAACCTTGCTTTTCAAACACAAGGAACTACAAATACCATTACTGTTCCTAATGCAACTGGAACTATTGTCGTTGGTTATTCTGCTTCTTACTTAATTGTTGCTGGCGGTGGTGGAGGTGGTTCTGCTTCAGGTGGCGGTGGCGGTGCTGGTGGATTACTAAGCGGCACAACAACTTTATCTTCGGGTACAACTTATTCTTTTGTTGTAGGAAGCGGTGGAAATGGTGGTGCGTCTGGCGGTTTAAATACTGGTTCAAGCGGAACAAATAGCACAGGTTTTGGTCTATCTGCAATAGCTGGTGGTGGAGGCGGTGGATTTGCAGCAAATGGATTATCAGGTGGGTCAGGTGGTGGTGGTGGATACGCTTCTGGAACTGCTGGCTCTGGCACATCAGGACAAGGCTATGCTGGTGCTAACGGAATAACTCAAAATCCCGGTGGTGGTGGCGGTTCAAGCGCTATTGGCGGTTCACCTTCTACAACCGTTCCCGGTAACGGTGGTAATGGAACATCTAGCTCAATTACTGGTTCAGCCGTAACATACGCTGGCGGTGGTGGCGGTGGTGGT